GCGCCCGGGAGCCAAAAATGGACCCCGAGGAGTTTCTATGGGTTGACTTAACGTCATATTGCATCGTCATGATGCGGCCCTATTAAGAGGTTGCAAACGGAGTGGCGACAGTGCCGGAGCCGTTCACGGTGCCGGTGACCATGTACTTCAGAGCGGCCACAGCAACAATCTGCACCCAAGTGCCAGCAACGCCACCAGTGGTAGTGCCGTTGAAGTTGATGAAGTCGTCGCTTGCGCCAGCGGTGAAGCCAACTGCGGCACCAGAGGTGTCAGTGTCGATGGACAGTACGGAGCCAACAAACTTGTCGGTGCCGTCAGTGCCGATCTTCAGCGAGCTAGTAGAGATGGTAGTAGGAACCCAGATGGTGTAAACAACACCTTCGTTGTTCAGGGTGTTGGGGTCCTGACCGGGACCAGAGGTGATGGGGTTGGTAGAGACGTTGATCGTTGGCAGGGTCAACGTCAATGCCGCAGCCAAAGAGCCGCCAACAGTCAGAATGCGACCGCCATGATCAACGGGGTTCAGCGTGGTGCTGGCCGTAATATCGACAACGGCGGCGGGGCCTTGCTGATAAATACCGCCCAGCGAACGGACGGGACCTTGGAAAGTGGTACGAGCCATTTATGACCTCACATGCGAGTTGGGGTGCTGCTGTCTGCATGTCGTCAGGCCGGGACCTGTCAGCAACACCGGATGACCCCGGGTTTGAAGCAATATACAGCAAAAGAAAAAGGGGCACAAGGCCCCTTTTCCATAGTTTCCGGTCGATTAAGAACCAGAAGAACCCCACATGCCCAGCGGGTCAGACCAGCCGAACGAATAACGCTCGCGGGCCTTGTAGCGGACGTTGCCGGTGTCGAAGTCGCCGTCCATAGAGGTGGTCAGCGCTGCGCGCTCGAACATCTTCATGCCGTTGGGAACGTCCGTGGTCAAGAACCAAGCGTTCGTGTCGGTCAAGAAGTGGTTGACGGTGTAGCCGCCAGAGATGGTGCCCAGTTGCTTGATAGCGTTGATGTCGTTATCAGCGGTCGAGACACGCAGCTCGGTGTCCAGCAGACGCTTGGCAACGAACATCAGGCTCGGCGGGATCACCAACTTGACCGGCTTGGCGGCGATCAGCAGTCCACGCTCATCGGTCCACGCAGCGATTTGAATCGTGGCGTTTTCCAGCGAGGTTTCGTTCAGATCGACGCCAGTGGTCGGGCTGTTGTAGTTCTGGCCGCCGCCAACCAGCGGGTGACCAACACGGGTGCCGGAGCTGTTCACGCCGAACAGGGACACGCCGTCACCACCGAGGTAGTTCTGGCTGAAGCCGTTGTTCAGGACGGCAGCGCCCTTGACCTGCTTGGTGTAGGACATACCACGAGCCAGAGCCTTGGTGTAGCGGGCAGACAGACTGTCGTACAGGTTGTCTTCCACAGCTTCCTCGGTGATCGAGAAGCCAAGGGCAATGGTTTCGTGGGTGTAGCGAGCAGTGAAAGCTTCCTGCGCGTTGTCGTAAGCGATGGCAGAGCCTTCGTTCTTGACAGGTGCAGCACCGAAACCGGCCAGCTTGGTTTCCTCTTCGAAGGAACGCTCAGACTTTTCGATTTCGTAGATTTCTTTGTGCTCTTCGCCGTAGCGAGCGTACTCCATACCGAACAGAGCGTTCAGGCCGGGGAGGAGTTCCTTAAGTAGCTGTGCACGAGAGATAGCCATTTTATGTTACTCCTTACAGACCAACGGCGTTGGTGAATGTGTGATAGCCGGGGTTGATCTTCACATAGACGTCGGTGTAGGCGTCGCCCACAACCGAGAAGCCTTGCACGTTGGGGAACCCGACAACACGGAAAGCTGCGGTGGTCGTCACAGCCGACGAGCCTGCCACGACAGAAGCCGTGGAGTTGCCCGTGGTGGTGCTGCCAGTGGAAACAGCGCTAGTGGTGAAGAAAAGGTTCGCGCCCACAGCGGCTTGCGTCACAGAGCCAGCGGACTGGACTTGGAACACCACGTTGGGATCGTCAACAACCGAGGCTTGGATCACGCCAGTCACACCGGTGGGGTAGTACTGGGAGAAGATCAGTTGGCCTTGGGCGTTGTAGTACGAGCAGCCAACGAACACACCCACGATACCGGTGTTAGAGGTGCCGACAGGGAAGCCGTTAGTCGTCGCGTCAGCGCCGGTGGCGGTAGCCACAGCCAGATAACCGGACGAGTTCACATACACGGGCGAGCCGTTAAAGATGTTTGAAGCGGTACCTGCCGGGTCGATCAAATAAGTACGGGTTGCACCTGCATACGGGGTGCCGCCCAACTGGTTTACGGGTCGTAGCCCGTAGGGAGAAGCGGTAGAAGCCATTTAAAACTCCAAAGATTACTTTGAACCAGAACCAAATCCGCTTCCGCGACTGGCCGACGACTTGCGGTCGGCGAACAGAGGCATACGCGGGTCGTTATTTCGCATGAAGCTGTTATCGACAGATTCCATCTGGGCGCGATTCTGGTTTGCGTAATAGTCGTCACGGGCCTGCGCACGTTCACGGGGCATCTTGCAGAGCATGAGGCCGCCGAGTTCGACGTTGCCAGTTTTCGCATTACCTTCCAGCATCAGTTCCGGATGGTCCGCCGCCTTCACCGGCTCCCAACCTTCACGCATCTTGGTAGACACGTTCGTGTTCTGGGCCTCACCAAGGACGTGCGTCGCAACCCAGCGATACACATACCCGGGCTCGGGTGTCGGATCAGGAAGCGCGTTGGGCGGGGTGTACACCAAACGAGCACTTTTTTCGCGTGACACGAGGTCACGAGGGGTCCGGGTAGAAGTTTCAGCCATTCGATTTCTCCAGTTTTGCTACTTCAGCAGCGTATTGCTGCGGGGTCAGTCCGTACTTTTTAGCCAGCGCAACTTGCGTCGGCGTGAGTTGGATTTTCTTTGCACCCGTCGAACGAGACGCCGGGGCAACAACCGTCGTAGGCTTTCTGGAGCCACCGCCGGATTGCGGCTGGGACTTCGTCTCACCGAAAACCTCGGGAAACTTGTCCTTCATGCGAGAGTCGATTCTCTCGAAGTACTCATCAGAGCGGGGGTCTACCCCCGTATTCACCAGTTTTTGATGCAGCCCCAGTGCGAAGCTGGTAAGTTCCTCGTACCCCGGAGAACCGAACCACTGGTTTTTTGCCTGCCAGTTCAGGGTTTTGCCGTCCAGTTCCTGCCGGGGTGCAGGTTGTGAAACAGGTTGTACATCAACTTCCTGCTCTTGTAAAGCAGGTGCCTTAAAAGACTTTGCTGCTTGTACTTTCATCTTAGCTTCCATCATGGCCTCTTGAGCCGCGATGATGGCGTCGGAGTCGAAAGCTTCGTTGGCTTGCCTAAGCTGCTGCTTGGCCTTTTCCAGTTCAGACTCAGCAACCTGCACCTGAGACGCGGCGTACTGCTCCGTCCCGGTCTGCACATACTGCTTCAGTCGCTGGTTCTCTTGAACCATGTGTTGTGCAAGACGCTCCAGCTCTTGCTTCTCGCGCAGGAGTGACTCCTTGGCGCGGCGCTCGTCGTGACGCGCATGGGTCAGTTCCTTGATGCGCTTCTTGACGTTGTCGGAGTACCCGTCAATTTCCTCGTCCGTCGGATCGGCCACTTCACGATCCAGTGGCTTGCGGCCACGGTCACGCTCGGGGGTGTCATCGACAATCTCGATCTCAACGTCATCAGCGTCCGCGCTGATCTTGACCTCGTTTTCCTCCGTAGCCTCGACTTCGACTTTGTTGTCGTCGTCTTGCTCGTCGGGGAACTTATATCCTGACATGGGTACTCCTTTAAGCGCGGGTGAGCCCGCGAGGGTCTTGAACAACACACTCCACCTGATCGTCGTTCAGGACTCGGAACTCTTTTCCGAAAATCTTGAACCGCGTGCCGGTGTAGGTACGCACGAGAACAAAGTCACCTTCCTTGCACCACGCACCCGTGGGGAACTTGGCGGTATCTTTGTACGCGTCGGGGCCGACTCGGAGCACGAACAGCACCGTGGTGGCGTGTTCTTCTACTCGCAAAGTCGCGGCATCTCGAACGAGGTCGAGGGACGTGCCAGCAATCTTTTCATCAACTTCTGGGACGATGCACAACAGTTTGTAACCGGCGGGCGTTGGCAGAGCCGTGGCCTTGGTTTCGCTGTCTGCGTCCGCCTCAGGGGCGTCAATGGGTTGGACGTGCTTTGGCAACGTAATGCCCGGTGGAAGAATAAGACCGGCTTCACTCATCAGATTTCTCTACTTTCTCTGCAAGGTCGAGGAGATGACGCTCTGCGGTGGCTAGACCTTGAATAACACCACAGAGTTTTTGGTACTCGTCAAAAGTGCGACATGCTCCGCCGGCCAAGTCATCGGCGTAGTTGTGCATGTCGGTGCGTATCTTGTCGCGCAGTACGCGTGCGAAGTCTTGGATCATTTAGCGGGGCGGTTCCTCTGTTGTTGTGCTTGCGCACGGGATTTTGCGATCTCGATACCCATGCGCGTACCGTCACGCTCTTGCTCAGCCTCCAGCTTGTCGGCCTTGAACGCCGCGTCGATCTGGATTTGCTTTTCCCTGAGTGCCAGTTCGTCTGCCTTGGCAGCCGCGTCGGCCTGAACCTTCTTCTCCTTGATGGCCACTTCCTGCGCCTTGATCTGGAGTTCCTGCTGCTGCATCTGGAGCACCGGGTCTTGCGCCTGCTGCTGGGCTTGCTGCTGCGCGGCCATCTGCTGAGACTGCTGCAAGACCTGATTGGCCGCCTGCGCCATCATCTGCGAGAGCGCCAGCTCGATCTCCGGCGGCAGCTTCTCGTCCTCGGGCGGCAGGGGCATGCCAAGCTGCTGCTCGATCTTCTGGCGATAGGCGAAGCCAACGTGCTCGGCAACGTGCGCCATCATGGCTGCTTGGATCATCGGAGCGCGAGGGTTCTGTCCCACAAGCTGCATGATGATCGGGTCCTGCATGGCCGACATGTGCACCTTGATGTGCGACTCGTGGTCTTGGTACTGGAACGCTTTGAGCGGCTCGCCCTTGAGCGCGGCCATGTTCTCAGACACCGGGTCCTTGGGCTTCTGGTCGTCTGGCAGGGGCACGAGCTTGTCGGCGTTCTTGATACCCAACACCTCCAGCATCCCACGGTGGAGCTGCGGCATGTTGTAGATGTCCGGCGCGGTTTGCGAGAGCTGGACGACCGCTTGGTACTGCACCAGACGCTGGCTCATCGTGGCCGCGTTGGGGTCCGACACGGGGATGACCTCCACCATGTCGTAGTCGGACTTTTTCACACGGCGCGGTGCATCGTCCTCGGTATCCGGGTCGTAGCTGTACTCCTCGTCCGTGTAGTCGCGGATGATGTCGCGCAGCAGTTGCAGCTCTTGTTTGAGCGCAAAGTGCACCCGAGCTTGGACGGCCGTCATCACCTTGAGTTGCCGCTCCAAGAGCGCCAGCGTGGTACCAACGGGAGCCTGTGCGGACATGTCGGACACCTTCATGTCCGCAGTCGCTGCGAAGCGCCGGCCTTCTTCCACAACCGTGTTCAGCAGGTTGAACAGCGTGGCGCTCGGCTCCTTGTAGGGTAGCGGCAGGATGTTGTCCCGCAGCGCGCCGGAGCCAATATCTACATCGCGGAACTCGCCCGGTGCGATGGGGGTGTCGTCGCCTTTGATCCGCAGACCACGGGACTTCAAACCGCCCGGCAAGTTAGAGAGCGTGCCCGCGTCGATGAGCTGACGCATGAGGCTCGTGGCCGAGTTCGCAAAGCCCCCGATCAGGTGGAACAGACCGAAGCCATACGCCCCGAAGCCCGGGATGTACTGGTAGTGCACGAAGTGCTGGCGCTTGAGATGCAGCTCGTCGTCTTCTTTCCAGTTGCGCCGGATGGCCAGCACAGTGTTCGTGCCCCGGATGAACGTCACCACGTAGGGCAGGTTGATGCCAGCGGGCTCCCCGTCCTCATTCCTGATGCACATCGGGTCCTCGGGAATGCACAGGTCTGCATGGGACTCCAGCAGGTGGAACCGGTCGTCGTTCAGGTCAGTGAAGCCCGTCTCTTTGTCCTTGGCCTTGTTGATCTCGTCGATGGCCTTGTCCGGCTGGCCGATGTCCACTTCGCGGTAGAAGCCCTGCATCTGGAGCTTCTTGATCTCGTCCTCAGTCTTGCGCATCTGGTGCGTGACGCGGTAGCAAGTCTGGATGTCCGAGGTGCCGTAGGGCAGGAGGATGTCCTCGGCGGGAATGAAGATCGAAACTTGGCGTCCCAGATTGGGATCGAAGTACACCTTCTTGAACGCCGAGCCCGTAGCCGGCAGGCTCCACAACATGCGCTCGTGCTCAGGCCGGAACTCGTGCATCTTCTCCGTGAGCTGGTAGTTCATGTCCTCCTGCACACGGGTGGACGCTTCTTGTTTCTTGAGCGTCTGCTTGCCGACGATCTTGGTCTTGACCGGGCCCTGTGCCGGGAAGGTCTCCGTGATCGTCTCACTCTGGAAGCGCACCACGGCCTCGGTGATCATCGGGTGGAACACCCCCGACGCGCCATCCCATGGTTCAGTTCTTTCTTCTATTTGGAGGCCCAAGAGCTTGAGCCCCGTGACATACGCCTTCTCCCAGTCCTTGCGGCTGTTGCGGTCGTTGTCGATGTCGCTGGCCAACTCACTGGCCATCGTAGAAATAAAGCCTTCGGGCAGGAACTCAGCAAGGTTGGCGTCAAAGTCGTCGATGGACGGCTTGCCCGGCTCGATGCTGATCTCAAGATCGCCCGCACTGATGTTGACTTCTTCAGGATCAACAATCTCAATCTCGATGGGCTCCGCGCCTTCGGCCTCGGACTCTAACCCTTGCGGGGACTGAAAAAGCGCTTTGTCGATGTTCGTGGCCATGTCAGATTTTCTTTCGTAGAGTCGCCCGGTTTGTGAACGGGTCGTACTTAAATGCGGTGGTTGGTTTGCCCGTGCGCGTCCGAGCCCTGTCCAGCGCGCGTTCTTCAGCAGTCATGGCATCGCGGCGTTTGCCCTCAGCCGTCAGGTTTCCCTTGTCGTCCACATGCCCGCGCTTGCGCAGCACGTCGAGCGCAGCTTCTCTAGAACCCATCTGGGCAGACAGTCGGTCGATCAACTGGTTGCGCCCCATGAATTTCTGCGTTTCCATGTCCGGCCTCAATAGTAAGCCGCCTTGCGGCGCTGGAAAAACCGATCCTCTTTCTCGTCCGAGTCGAGAGAGATGAACCCGCCTTGGCGATAGCGCAGGAGGGCTTGCGTGGTTGTATCCACAAAGTCGTCGTGCTCGCCTACCGGGAAAGATGCTACTTCCTCAATCACTTCACGCGCCCAGCGCGTGTCCGGTGCCCAAACTTTGCCTGAGCTGAACAAGTCCGCCACGGCGTTGAGACGCACCATTTTGTCATTTCCCCGGCTCGGTGAAAACTCCTGCACGGGGATGCCCATCTGCCTCAGCTCTTGAATGAGCGGCGCTCCGGCCGCCTTCTTTTCCACAATGAACGCGTCGGGGTCCCACTCTTTGTAGTGTTTGAGCGCAATCTCTTTGAGTTCCGGGAACGCCATCCGGTCTTTGAACGCGTCGAGCAGGATGACCTGCGGGCTGTTGCCCTCTTCCTCGTTGTAGAACACCCCCCACGTTGTGCACGCGGAGTAGTCTGAGTTGTTCTTGGTCTCGAACGCCGTATCCCATGACTGAATCACATAGTCACAAGTTGGCGGGTCCTCACCTTGCCAGATGCGCCAGTGTTTGCGGCTCACGATGGCTGAGTTCTCGCTCGTGGGCTGCTGCATGTACTGGGCGTTCCAGTACCGGGGGTCTAGGCTGGCCTTTGTGGCTTTGAGCGACTCAAGGGGCCACTGCTCCGGCCAGAGGCTTTTCTCTTCTGGCGTGTCCTCGTTCAGGATGGCCGGCAGCTCCACGATCTCCCACGGAATGGAGTTCGGATTCTTGATCTGGTAGTCGATCAGGCGTCCCGTGAGGTCCAAGAGAGACCAGCGCGTCATGATGATAATGATCGCGCCGCCCGGCATCAGACGTTGCAGCGGCCCCGTCTGAAACCACGACCACGCCGTATCAAAAGCGAGGCGAGAGTTGGTCTTTACGTCCTGCTCAGAGTGAGGATCATCAATAACAAATAGGTCAGCGCCACGACCAGCAAGAGCGCCACCTACGCCTGCGGCGTAGTATTGACCCCCCACGCTGGTACTCCACTTTCCCGCAGCCTTCTGGTCATCTGCAACTACTGTGGCTGGAAAGACCTCTTTATATTCGTCACCATCGAGCAAGTTCCTGATGCGCCGGCCGAAATCCTCTGACAGGCCCGCAGTGTGCGTGCCCATGATGATCTTCTTATTAGGGTATTTACCTAGGAAGTAGGCCGGAAACAGGTAGGAGCTGAACTCCGACTTGCCCATACGCGGCGCGATGTTGATGATCACCCGCTTTTTGCGGCCCTCGATCACGTCCGTGAAGATTTTGGCCAGCTTCCTGTGGTGGGGCCCGATCTTGAAGCCCGGATAGACCGACGTGGCAAACCCCAGCATGTTGTCCTGCGCGGCGGTCAGCCGGGTGCGCTTCTCGCGCTCCTCTAAGTCAGCCAGCAACTCCGCTTTTTCCTGCGCGCTCATGTGCGGCAGGGCTTTTTGCAGGGCTTCCAGCTCTTGCTTAGATAGGCTTGTCACTCTGCCGGGCCCTCTTTGGGCGTTGCGTCGTCGGCCGGCTCCTTACTAATCTCCAGCACGTCCACGATGCCCATGAACTTGTCGAGCTTGTCCTTGATCCGGGCGTCCAGCTCCGCGTCGCTGGCGGGAGCCGTCTTAACCTCGATCTTCTCAGTGAACAGCCCCACCTCAGTCACTTTGCCCAGCAAGGCCAGCGCCTTCAAGCGTATGTTGGGGTTGGAGTTCGTGGTCTCTTCCACGATTTTGGCGACGGTGTAGCCGCGCAACTCCTTGGCCTGCTCGATGAACTCCCAGTCGTAGGCCGACAACATGCCGGTAACGTGGCGCACAGCCTCGGGAGTCTTCAGGGCGGCGAGCGCGGCCTTCTGTTCCAGCGTGTTGGTCTGGGTTGTCAGGGCTGAAAACGCCTTGCGAGCGTGCGCTTTCTCTACTTCCGCCTCAATTTCGTCGTCTGGAGGCGCGCCAATCTCTGTCAGCCAGTCAGTTGTAGCTACTTTGGCCGCAAGAATGGCACCGGGGCCCGCATCGTCAAGCGGGAGAAGATTGCCCGGCGGTGTGGTTTCCGGACTGAAGTGCACCAAGTGTTCCAACATTTATTGCGTAGGTAGGCGCTGGGGCCTTGTAACCTCGTTGAGCGGACTGTACACTGCTTTTCGGCGGCTGCGCAAGCAGTTGTCGTTGCTTTCTCCTACAAGTTTTGCCCCCGGCTAACCCCCGGGGGCTTTTTATTGCCAATTATTGTTAAACGTTTGACAAGGGTTTTTTGGAATTTTTAGAAATTTTTGGGGTGGGGGTCGATGTTATGGGGTATTAGACAAAAGTATTATGGAGTTTGTGGTGTCGATGCGGAACAGTGTTCATGCGACGACGCCACGCCTTGCCTGTACAGGGGTTCCCACCCTAGGGTGGGGTCGCCGCATCGCCGAATCCCGCCGCAAAACCCCACAGCACCCTGTGTCAAGGGGTTACGGAAACACGCTGTGGTATAATAGAGGCGTCGGTTGGGAGTTCGCCCGGCCGACACTCAGGTGCACGATGCACCTGAGTTGTTTCACTCAGTCAGGAGATTCATCCATGAAGAAAGCAACCAAAGTCGCCGTGTTCGGCGTGTTCACCCGCGCCGACAGCGCGGCCCTCAACTTTGCCGAGGAGCTTCTCGCCCTCGGCGTGGGCGACCGCACAACCGCGTACCCACTCGCCATCGAGTGGGCCTCTGAGAAGTTCACCATCAAGATGGTGGAGGGCCAGCGCGGTCTTGGCCTCGATCAGAAGCACAAGAGCTACAACACGGCCAAGTCGGCATACCGCCGTGTGCTCGACCTGTGCTTCCCGGCCTCTGACACTTGGGCGGCTGAGGGCAAGCGCCAGAAGGCGAGCGACCCCATTGCCAAGTTGCTCACCTCGTACGCCAAGCTGACCGGGCCGCAGAAGCGCGCGTTCAAGGCGAAGCTGGCGCAACTCTGAACTCAGGTGCAAGTTGCACCTGAGTTTTTCTCGGCGGCCGTGGCAGGGATGCCCGGCCGCTGTTTCGTTTCCTGTCCAACCGGAGATTCACCATGTTCAAGATCAACCAACAAGTCCGTCGCAACCCCAAAATTTGGAAGAACGACAAAACCATCTTCACCATCGTCGGCATCCAAGGCCAACGATTCCTCTGCCAGCGCCCGGGCAAAGAGCGCGACCCGTTCACCGGCAAGCTGGAGCCGCACCAACCCCTGCCCTACATGAAGTCCGAACTCGTCGCCGCCTAACCCAACCCGGAAACTCTCTCAGCCTCACGCGTGGGGCTGAGGGGGCAATCCTGCCCACAACCTAAGAGAACCAACCATGCGACCTACCACAGCCCTCTACCTACGCCTCATCACCCTGCAAGAATACTGCTGGCGCACCAACAAGCGCCGGTGGGCCAAAGCCATCGGCGAGAAGCTCCGCGATTTCCTGATCGACAACCCGGCGTTCCGCGCCTACTGAAAGGAACCACCATGTCCAAGACCAACCGCTACACCATCCACAACGCCATCACTCCCGCCTGCCGCGCTCGCCTGCGCGAACTCAAGGAGGACTACATCCAACTCAAGAAGGACAACGCTAACAGGCAACGCATCCTCGACGAGGCACGCGCACGCGATGTGGAATGGAGCGAGTACATCCAATCCGTGCGACCCCTGCGCCAAGGCAAGCTCTTCCGTTGAACCCCCCGAAACTCAGGTGCAACTTGCACCTGAGTTCTCCACAACAAGTTTGGGTAAAGTCAGGGTGTGTCCACCATTTGCCGCCATCTGGACACAGCGTGGGTATCCCGCAACCCGCGCCAATCCTAGCGTTCACTAGGTTCTGTCCAAAAAACCCACATATATATAAATACCTTTTTCCTTTATATGTATATATGTGCGTGCAGGTGGACACACTCGTCCGCTTTTTTTGTTTTGTCTTTTAGTCCTAGCTCTTTTTATTTTTGGTGGGTATCTAGGTCAGAACCCCCGCAACGCTAGTGTTCATGCGGATATTCACGCACCCACCACCCATCCCACTTGCCTGCAAATGGTGGACAGTTTATGATCGAGTTACACAATCTTTGGAGCATCAAGTGGATTTCATCCTCACTCCCGCGCCCGGACACGCCGCCGCCATGTGTGCCAAGTGCCGCCGAATCAGGCCCATCGCCGAGTTCAAGCGCACGCTCACCAAGGCGCAATCGAAGGCGCGTGGCTACATGGGTAGCGTGGCGCTGGTCATCGAGTCCTCCATGTGCAGGGAATGCCAGCCCCGACTCAAGGATGTGCAACACCTGACCCGCCAAGAACTACACAACCGCGTGTCAGCGGGTGACCTAAACCCCGAGGTTGCACAGGCGCTGGTGGCTAAGCGTAAGAAGGCGGCCAGCACAGCCCAGCGTACTGCGGCCAAGCGTGCATGGGACAGCGCGCGCACCGAACCATGGGCCACGCCGCTCGGAGATGCGAAGGCAGAACTCACCCGCCTGCGCCAGCAGGAGAAGTATGTGAAGAAGACCACCGCGCTCGACCTTACATTTTTTGTGGAGTACAAGCTACTGCTCACGGCCACCATTGCCCGGATGAAGTTCGAGAAGATGCGCTCGGCCAAGGAGCCGCAGTTCTTGGATTGGCAGGGGTTCATCGACGCGCCCACCTACGCCAAGATGTTCAGCCTGTGGGAGTCGTTGCCTATTGAGTACCGCCAGCGCGTCAAGCAACCCGCCCTGTTCACCCTCCTGCCCGGCGACGCACGCCCCGGCCCCCGCATCAACACGCTGAGCACCAAGCCCAGCCCCGCCGTGCGCCTAGCGCAAGGTAAGAAAGATTGAGCTCGAACTCAGGTGCAGTTTGCACCTGAGTTTCTCAACCGCCGCCCGGTCGGTCACCGGGTATTTGCAAACTTGTTTAGGAGAACCCAACCATGAACCAACACACCGACACCTACATTCCCGCTGACACCCTCGTCATTCAACCCAAGGAGAACCCACCCATGCCCATCAACAACCCCACGCCTATCCCCGCCCCCGCACAACCAGCGCCCACTCCTGAGTGGACGGCTGTCATGTCGCAGTTCGACGCTATGTTCAGCGCCGTGGTCAAGTACGCCACGCCGCTCATCGACCGCATGGTGGAGGAGAAGTTCGCCGCGCTGGTAGCCAGCCATCACACGCTCAAGCAGATGGACGAGAACATGGAGCAGTACATCAACGACATGATCTCCGAGAAGATCAGCGACCATTGCGGCGAGTACGACCACGAGGCTTACGAACGCGTGGTCAGCGAGGTAGACAACAACCTCGACGACAGGATCGACAGCGCTCTCGACAACTACGACTTCAGCGACAAGATCGAGCGTGCCATCGACGACTACGACTTCGACTTCGAGAACAAGATCAGCGACGCCATCAGCGACAGCGAAACAATCGTCACCACCGATGGGCTGGCCGAGGCCCTGCGCCATGTCAGCATCAGGCTCGTGGGCTGAGTTGTGCAACCGGGGGCCTCGTGCCCCCATCTTTAGGAGAACGCGCGTGCGTATAAATAAAAGGAACATTCATCCTCTACCCGGCGCTGTGCCCAAGCCGATCCGCCTCCATTCGTGGAGGCAAAAACTCAGGTGCAACTTGCACCTGAGTATCCATGTGGTGGTCTATGCCGCCGCTTTCATCGTCGTCCTCATGGACTTATTTGTTTGGAGACCATAACCATGAAATTGCTACTTTGCGTAGGCAATAGTGAGTTGATACTCAACGCCAAGGATGTCGAGACGATTCTCGCAATAGTCGATGGCAAGGAACAGGTGATCCGCACCTACAAGGGTTCGAACAAGGGCTTCTTCGGGCCTGACTTGGCCTACGAGGTCAAGTTCAAACCCTTCGACGCGACGAACAACCTCGGTAATGTGCAAGTCATCACCGACGCCTCGCTCGACAAAATTCGTACCCTCGTCGCCATGCGCGAGGGCGAGATAGTTTCTTAACCACCACAGAAGGAGACCCACACCATGGGATACAGAAGCGATGTTGCCTACATCATTGAGTTCAAGTCGTTCGATGACCGAGATGCCTACATCACCTTGATGCTGGCTAAGAACAGCGAGCGCCTCACGAGAATCATCGAAGAAGAGATCAACCACGAGGACAAAGACCGCCCGATAGTCACTTTCAAAGCCGAGTCCTACAAGTGGTACAACGAGTACCCGGAAGTCCAAGCACACGAGAGCTTGTTCAGACAGGCACACGACTTGTACGGCGCAGACTACCGCTTCATCTCCATAGGTGAGGACGGACTAGAAGACTACGAAGGCGAAGACAACTTCGCCGACCTACGAGACGACTTGTACTCCGTGCACAAGCTCGAAACCAGTTTTTAACCACCACAGAAGGAGAACCACACCATGTTCGGTAACTCAGTACACAAGCTTCCCCTCATCAGCAACTACGAGCGCGCGCAGAAGTTCTTCGCTCGCACTCCCAAGCCCCCGCGCTCCAAGAAGTGGGCCGAGCACCAGCGCCCTCTCAAGGATGTGGGTAGCACCCACTACCGCATCGAGCGGTACAACGACGGCGAGTACTACGATCTCGTCAACTACAACACCACGCTGGCTCGCTTCCACAAGCCCGACGCAGAGGGCAACCAGTTGCGCGAATATGTCTGGCATGACTCCAATGTCAGCCGCGACTTCATGAACCATGTGGCAAATGTCTACTCTTTCAACGAGAGGACAACGACGACAGGCGTCAAACGGATCATGCCCATCGCTGGCAAGCCGTTGCCCGACTCGCAGTTCAGTTGCCGCGCTTGGTTCACGCCGAGCGGCGTGCTCATGGCGGATAAGTCTGAGCACACGCGCCTCTATCGGCGCGTCAGTAGCGCCAACGACAGGGCCATGCGTGCTACGCTGAAGAAGAAGTTCGAGCCCCTGCTCACGATTGCGGCGATGCGTATTCCCGAGATGATTGTCGATGTGGACTTCGACTTCTACACGGCGGGGGCGTTCCGTAGCAGGTCGATCAGGTACGCAACACTCTCCCAAGTCCGCGCATTGCGTGATCGCTTCGAGGCAGGCCAAGACCCATTGCCCGAAGACATCAACGCATTCATGAGCGTGGCCAAGGATGTGTTCGACAAGATCGCCAGCGACAGGGCGATGGCCAAGAATCTGCTCAACTGGAACCTTGTCGTGCACGACAACAACATGTACGAGAAGATCGACCCCATCGACGAGCGTACTTACACCAACGCGTTGTGGAAAAAGCTCATGAGCGTGTTGGAGTTGGGCACAACCTCTGGATACCAACAGTACCCACAATTCCCCGAGCCGCACGAGATCGTTCTAAGTAATTGCACTAGCGCAGGCCCCAAATAAATTCACAGAAAGGAGTTGTCAAACACTAGACACAGCACTACAATTTCACTTCCCAATTCACTTTTACTTTCACTTTAGGAGAGCCCAACCATGGCAAAACTTCTGTCTTTCAAGCAGGTCATCGACCTCATCGCCGCCGTCGGCCACAAGCGCACCATCATCGTCGAGGGTGAGAACGGCATCGGCAAGACTGCCCTCTTCCATGCGCTCAAGCGCATGCCGCAGTTCGCCAATCACATCGCTGTCGATCCGGTTGACTGCACGCAGTTGTCCGATGGCTCGGTGTGGATGCCTGACCTCGACCGCGAGAACGGCATCAGCCGCGAGCTTCCAAACGAGCGCTTCGGTGTCAGCAAGCACAACCAACTCGGCGTGAACAATGCCAAGCCTATCCTGTGCTTCCTCGATGAGATCGCCAAGGCCCCGCAGTTCATCAAGAATGTGCTGGCCCCGATCATCTACGAGCGCCGTGTTGGCAACTACCACATGCCCGAGGGCTCGGTCGTGTTCTGCGCGACCAACCTGAGCATCGAGGGTCTGGGCGACAACATCCAAGCGCACCTTCGCAACCGCCTCATCTTCGTGAAGATGCGTAAGTCCAAGGCCGACGAATGGATTTCCGACTTTGCTATCCCCAATGGGGTCAACGCCGCTGTGATTGCGTTCGTCAATACCTACCCGCAAATCATGGATTCGTTCCTTGACTACGAGAAGGGCGGCATGTACGAAGATCGTGAACTTGCCAAGGACAACGGCATGATCTTCAACCCGCGCAGTCTGTCGCTGGCCTATGCCACTCCTCGCTCGCTTGTTGCGGCGTCCGACATCCTCAATGAGGGCGAGGGCCTGCTCGACGACGAGACCCTTGATGCCGCGCTTGTTGGTGCTATCGGTGCGACTGCGGCGCAGAATCTTTCTGCGTTCGTGCGCTTCGGCCGTGACATATGCGCCATCGAGCGTGTGCTCAAAGACCCGGCCAATGCACCTATGGCCGACAACCCAACCGCACAACTCGTGCAAGTCTTCCAGTTCGTATCGCGTGTTGACAACCGCGAAGATGCTGAGAAGGTCGTCGAGTATGTGCATCGCATGAAGGCCGAGATGCAGTCGATCTTCTGCAACACAGTCGCGCAGTCTCAGCGCGTCTCCATCTATGTGACGCTGACCAACTTCGGCAAGATGCTGGCCGCCCACAAAATCTTTTTCAACACCAAGTAAGGAGTAACCAACCATGAGTTTCGATAAGCTCACCCCCAATCAGCGCATCCAAGCAGTCAATATCGACTGCATGCGCCACCCCAAGTTCGCGCTCTTGTCGGGCGTGATCTGCATGGGCAAGTCCGAGGTGTCGGCCAGCGTGCCGACTGCCTGCACCGACGGCCAAAACAAGCTGTACGGCGCTGACTTCATCGAGGGCATGACCCGCAAGCAACTGCGCTACCTCGTGCTCCACGAGAACTTCCATGTGGCACTCAAGCATTGCGTGTTGCCCTACTACGCCAACCTGTTCAAGCAGTTCAGGCGCACGGCCAACATGGCCGCCGACTATGTGGTCAACGCCACCATCGAGGAGCTTGACCCCAACTTCACCTTCGTGGAGCGCCCGACCAAGGTCAAGCCGCTGATCGACCCACGCTTCACCGGCATGTCTTTCCCGCAGGTGCTCAAGGCGCTACTCGAAGACGAGAAGGACAAGCCCCAAGACGAGAGCGGTGAGGGCCAGCCCGGCGAGCCCGGCGATGGTGACGGATGCATGGACGAGCACCAGATGTCTTCCGAGGACATGCCTGTCGAGGCGCGTGAGAAGTTGGAGAAGATGATCGACGACGCCAATCGGCAAGGCGAGCTACTCTCCCGCAAGATGCGTGGCAACGAGGCGGGTGGGCGCGACATCCTCGGCACGATGCAGGATCGCACGACCAACTGGCGCGAGGCGCTCATCGACTTCCTCAACGATGTGTGCAAGGGCGACGAGAACTCTAGGTTCAGCCCACCCAACCGCCGCATGCTTGCCAGTGGGTTCCTCATGCCCTCGCACTTCGACGAGCGTGTGGGTGAAATCGTCATCGCCTGCGACACATCGGGCTCCATGCATTGGGCGTACCCCATCGTGTTCGGTGAGGTTGCGCGTGTGTGCCAGCATGCCAAGCCCGAGAAGGTACGCATGCTGTGGTGGGACACCGAGGTGGCTGGCGACCAATCGTTCCTGCCCGACGACTACGACAAGATTGCCAATGTGCTTGCGCCCAAGGGTGGTGGCGGCACTACTGTGTCATGCGTTGCACAGTACATGGCTGACAAGCGGATCAAGCCCAAGGCTGTGATCATGCTGACCGATGGCTACATCGAGGACGACTACCAGTTGCCTGATGTTCCTGTGTTGTGGGGTGCTGTTAACAACGACACCTTCACTCCCAAGCGCGGCAAAGTTCTGCGTATCAACCCCTGAGTCATTAACCTAGGAGAACCAACTATGACCCGTTACAACATCGACACCTGCGCCATGCTGACTGAGTTCAACGCCTCGGTCTGGACGGCGCGCAAGCTAGACAAGAGCGCGACTGAGGAAGTCGTGACCGCCAAGAACGCGGGGGCCAAGGACGCCGCGCGTGTCAACAAGCACCTGCTCGCAGGCCGCAACGAGTTGGAGGTTATTCAATCCATGATCGGCCGCGCTCGGCAGTTCGTGTACGACAACACCCTGCCTTGGTCTGACTCGGGCCTGCGCTTGCTTCCCACCATCAACTTCGAGAAGTTCGCGGCCAAGATGAACGCCTTCGAGGAAGAGTTCGAGCGCCTTGTGCAGGACTTCGTGACCATCTACCCGACGCTCATCACGGCGCAGGCGATGGCGCTGGGCGACATGTTCCGACGCGACGACTTCCCCTCGCAGAACGAGATCATGACCAAGTTCGCCTTCCGTGTGAACTACATGCCTGTGCCTACGGCTGGCGACTTCCGTGTGGATGTGGGCAACGCCGCGATGGACGACATCAAGGCCAAGCTCCAACGCATGGCGGAGGAGCGTGTTGAGCAGGCCATGGCCGATGTTCGCGCACGGCTGGGGGATCACTTGAAGCGCATGTCTGACCGACTCACTACCGACTACATCGGCGGCGAGGCCAAGACCCGCAGGTTCCACGACTCCCTTGTCGATGGCGCTTTGGAGTTGTGCGACCTGACCAAGAACCTCAATGTGGTGGGCGATGCCGACCTTGAGGCCGCGCGAGTTGCTCTTGAGAAGTTGTTGTGTGGCGTGTCTCCGCAAGACCTTCGCAAGAACGAGAACATCCGTCAGGATGTCAAGAAGCAAGTCGATGCCATGCTCGACAAGTTCTCCTTCTAACCCCAACCCACCCCAACCAAAAAAGGAACATTCATGCCTT